CTCGCTAGACTTCGAATATGACTCAGGATACGGCATTCAGGAAATTTATGGTACAATATGGTTCGAAGACAAAACATGGGCCACCAGAGAAGAATATGACGGCTCAGAATGGTGGGAATACCAAGAGCAACCAGAAATACCTAAGCACTTATACAAGATGACATGAATTACAAAAAAATAAAAGAACTAACAAATAAAATAGAAGATATTGAAGACTTCATTGATTATATCGAAGATGCTCAAACAATCACTATCAAACCATCACCAAAAGAAATAAGAGCAATCAGCCAAGAAATGCCAGTAAACGAAATTACTCAAGAAATCATTTACTGCATTAAAGAAATATTTATTCAAAAAAAACAATGACATTAAAAATGAACTTAAAACATTAATCAATGAATGTATATGAATCAGAGTCAACAGTAAACACTAATCTTAATTGCTCAATAGTAAAAGATGGCCCAAACCTATATTCAATAAGAATTGGACCTTTCTCAGCAATAATTGGACAAAGAATAGCAAAAAGAGAACCTCTACCTGATATACCACACAATAACTTAACACTAGCAGAAGCTAAGATATACATCAATTGGTGGCAACAATACATTGACAAACAAAATAAAAACCTAGATCAATGGAAGAAAAAAAAGAAAAGGTGAAGGGATTGAAGACTTTTCCTCATGAGGAAATAAAACAAACCAAATAAGAACAATGCCAAGAAAAAATAATACTAGTAAAACAACTACACGCAAGCCAGCAGCTAAGAAGCCAGCAGCTAAGAAACCAGCGGCTAAAAAGCCACCTGCTAAAAAGCCAGCAGCAGCAGCTAAAAAGCCACCTGCCAAGGGTAATAAAATACTAATCCGACATGGTTTATCACGAAGCAAAGAAGTGATTGCACCTGAAGGATCAACTATCGAAATGCTTCTCAATGACCCAGATTTAAGGGCTATCCTTGGTTATGGCGAAAACATCGAAGCTAAAAGTGAAGGAACTATCCTGTCTAAAAGCTCAAACCTAGCAGGAGTCAAAACAATCGACATTGTTACAAAGGCAAACACTAAAAACTAACCTGATAAAGGCACATAACCTGATTAAGGCACACACGCATATTATTTGCGTGTGTGCCTTTTTTTTTAACAAATAATCACCAATCAACTATGAGAACAGACGATACAACAATACTAATAGAGGGAGACAAAGTCTACTCACAAAGAGTTACTAAGGAATTACTAAATGTAAGTAATAAATTCATTCAAGAATCTATAAACTTCCCAGTAACAATGCATGGAATAGTACCGCTTACAAGTCTAATTATAAGTAAGGGAACATATTTCATTGCAAGAGAAATACATGAAATCGAATTAAAAACATTCTTTAAGATCATTGCAGACATTAAAGAAACATATATTACACCATCATACCACGATGGAGCGGAATCAGCATACTATGAGCAAATATATAAAATACCAGTTAATGTAAGAATGTACTTTGTTTCGCAATTTGATAAATTCGACTTAATACCCAAACAATACTACGCATTATGGGAAGTTGATGGAGAATATTATCCAGCAGCATTCCCAAATATATATGTTGATGGAACTGTATGCTTAGGTGCAACTCCAAATGTAACTAACTGCAACTCCTATCTTGAGGCATTTGATTTAGCATTTGATTGCTTCATCAATAACACATGGAATCTTGATCTCTATGCAGATAGATGTAAGTTTATAAAATTCAGAGAAAATTCATCTGGAACTTGGAATCAATTACATATAGGAACTAGCGAATTTACATCAGTAACAAAAATAATATCAACAGACTCAGTAAGGATCATAGGAAATGGACTTAGTTAATAAAATACGTCTTAAATCAAGAGAAGCTTACCTAAGATTAAAAGAAAAAGAAATAGAGGTATTAAATCATCTATTAAAAGAAGAAATAATAAGAGAAATAAAAACACTTAAAACTAAACAACAATCAGAGATTGCTGATAAATGCTTAGAAATACTAGAAATAATAAACAATGAATAGATTAAATATATTGATAATTGGTGCAGGAGGGACTGCATCATACTTCCTGCCAGCAATCTCAAAGTACCAAGGTCAAGATATAAGAATAACCATCATGGATGGAGATAAGCTAGAAGAACGCAATCTTGATAGACAATTATTCAGTGATATATCAATAGGAAAATACAAAGCTCAAGAGTTAGCAAGAGTTTACTCACCAAGAGGAACAAATAATATAAGATATATTAATGAATATCTTACGCCAAACACACTTGATTATATCTCAAGCAAATATGACTGCATATTCTCATTTGTAGATAATAATAATGCAGTTAAATTAGCATATGATCAAGCATGCCACTTAAAAATCCCATTCATAATGGCAGCAAATGAGATGTTTGACGCTAGTGCTGACATTGTGCTACCAGAATGGCGAGGAACAAATCTATGTCTATATGAACGCTATCCAGATGTAATGACACCAAGTGCATCTACAGGAATTAACTGCACAGGTAGCCAAGCAGCAAGATTCCCTCAATTAGCAATAGCTAACAATACTGGAGCAGCATTAGCACAGCATCTATTCTATACATGGATCATTTGCGAATTAAGCAATGAAGGAAAAAAAGTTGTGCCATATAGCATTAAAAGAACATTAAGTAAATTCGAGACATTAAGTATATCATGAACATAACTGATCTTAGAGACCTAATTCATAGTCAAGTACATAAGTATATATCACATCAGAATTGTACAAAATGGAATATCGCAAATAGAGGAGTAGTAGTACCAATACTAAGTGATTATGGTAAAGAAGTCTACCCTAATTACAAGCTATTAGCAATACCAGATGCTAATTATGAACCAGATGACCAATGTTACTCACTAATAGTTAATCCTCAATGGTTCTATATGAATGTTAGATTAATTAACGCCTGGCTTGCTGCACCTGAGTCAACAATAACCAAGCATACCATATTGAAAGCATTTGGCATTCATATTGATATTAATACTATTGATAGTTTTATAGATGATAAGAATAAATTTAATATTCAACCACTTATGGATGTTATTGAAATATTTAAAAAAGATATATTTCAACATACCAGAGACAGACAATATCAAAAAATTAACCTCAATGACCCATATAATGAACCAAAAATAACTATCACGTCCACACGAACACAAGCAAACGCAGGTAGAAATAATCAAATAAACTTATATGGTTCAACAATCACAATAACAAAAATATGGGAAGTAGACTACTCAATAGATCAACTATACCTAACAAGTGATGAGAGGCAAGAATTAGAAGAAGCTGTAAATACACATGGTCCATCATCTCAGCTTGATAACCATATAGATAACCTAATAAAAGAAATAATAAACAATTATGGTTTTGATTACTTTCAATCCTATGCATCAGATCTCGACCTGACAAATGAAGAACTAATGGAAGAAGAAATATCTAATATTATCATTGACACCGATGATGATATATATGAACAACTAGGAATTAACACAGACGACGATTATTAAAATGAATATTCAGCAACTAATTAAAGACGGAAAAATATACTCAAAAACAAGCAATCAATTCTTTGATACATATCAAGAAGAAAAAGTACCAAAAGCAGATAATATACCATTTGATTGGAAAGGAGGCTTAATTCCCTTTGATACATATCAAGAAATTGTGAATTTCTTCTTATGGACATATGAATTATGGAAAGGAGAAAGCCAAGTAAGACTATGGTATAATACTGAAACTCAAGAATGGGCAACATATCCAATGCCTCAATTAATAACTAAAGGCTCTATGGCAACAACTGATAGTTATTGCGAAAAAATATCTAAATTATTCCCACCACCCTGGATTGATCTTGGTACTGGGCATCATCATTGTAATGCTAATGCTTTTGCAAGTGCTCAAGATATTAACAACGAACAGAATCAAGATGGATTTCATTTCACAATCGGAAATCTAAATCAAAATAAACTTGACCTTCATGCTCGTTTCAGTTGGTCTGGACAGCTTTTCCCTTGCCATGTTTCTGACTTCGTAGCAGCCCCAGAATGGCTTCATTCAGCTCCAGACAATACTTACTACCAAATTCTCGACATAATGCTCAGAACACCGCCAGAATGCCCAGATTTTCCAAAAGAATGGAAACAACAGGTAACAGAAAAAATTACAAAACCTGATCATAGTCATCATATTCATCATCCTTATCAAGGGTTATATCAAGGTTACAACTGGAGAGATTGTATAAACAACAAAAGTATCATAAACGAAGAAGAAGATGTCTTAGAATCAAATGATATTGCTATGGAAATTTCTGACATTGCTTACACAGTAAGTGAAGCAATTATTGATAATCCATATGATATCTTAGAAGCATTCAATGAATCAAAGCCAAATAATAGACAATCAATATATATTAAAGATGTTGAATCAATGATAGAAGCAGAAATTGCATATTCACAAATTAAAATAAGAAAAAAAGATGCACTTAAAGAAACCTTAGATATGTTAAGAGCTAAAATTAATAAAGATGAAAAGATCATACAAGATACAAATAACCTTGAAGAACTTAAATTGATGACTGGTGCTAGCATGCCAACAATAAAATCAATCAACTATGAGATATATGAAAACGGTATTAGTATCGAAGATCTAATATGAGACCAGAAGCAAAATTTAGAGAGTGGTTTAAAAACGCCATACATCCACTCTGGAGAGTTAATAACATCGAGACATCCACAATGAGCGGATTTCCAGATATTCTTCTGGAAATCCCTCATGTGGGTGATATACCCATTGAACTTAAAGTAAATAAACCACGTCTTAATAAATACCAATACGCATGGATCACTAAACGTATGGGTATGGATCTGCCAGTAGCAGTATTATCCAAGATTAAGAATGAATACCATATATGGTATAAGCATTTTGAAGTCCAAGTAACTAAGGACAGATTAACCATAATAACAGAACCAGACGATAAACACCAAGAAATAGAAAGCCTACAAGGATGTCTAGTGAAGATAATACTAATGAAGCAGTCGGACTGCGGAGCAATGAGAGTGCCACAACAATGGATCAAGCCATACCAAAAAAAAGCAATGAATCAACTCTCACACGACTCATTAATGCAGCAAACGAGCAAGAAATACTAACTGCTCTCATTGCTGATGCTGAAGAACAATTAAAACAACGCAAAGAAGACCTAAGAAAAATAGTAGAAAATACAATCCCAACACTATTATCTGAAAGCGGACTTCAAGGACTAACTCTAAGAAGCGGAAAAACTATCTCTATTAAGAAAAGCTATTTCGCTTCAATTCCTAAAAAAGATCCAGTTAAAGCAACAGCAGCATTCAAATGGCTCTTTGACAATGGATACAAGGATACTGTTAAAAGAATCATTAAAGCACCTATTGAATCATCAAGAGAAAAAACATTCTCTGAACTTGAAGACTATATGGCTGAAAATAATATCCAATTCGATCTAACAAGAGACATTAACGCACAAACACTGAAAAAGATTGTGAAGGAGACGATGGAACAAGGGAAAGATATCCCTATGGACGTATTTGGCATCTTCGTAAAAGAAGAGTCAGTAATTAACTAAAAAAAACTAAAGAACTAAACACACATGGATTATTCACAATATGCAAACGCTGGTCTTGAAAATAAGACCGATAAGGATGTAAACATTCCCGTCATTACTATCTGCCAAGCAAGCAGTCCTCAGTTTGACGCAACTAAACCCGATCACGCACAAAAAAAGATTGAAGACATCAAGCCTGGACACCTGTTCAATAGTGCAAATAATAAAATTATTAAACAGCCTATCGAGATAATTCCTTGTCAATACACTGTAAATTATCCAGAATGGAAATCAGGTGAATCTTCTGGAGCACCAGTAACAGTACATAAGGATGAATCAATCTTAAGAGAAACTGTACGCAATGATAAGAATAAGGACGTTCTGCCTAATGGTAATTACGTAGAAACAACTTATAATTTCCTTGTTATGTTTCGTGAGGCTGAATCAGATGAATGGCTACCAGCTATCATTCGTATGAAATCAACACAGATTAAGAATGCGAAAAACTGGATTACTGTGATGGATTCCATTAAGATGACAACTCCTGATGGAACTAAATTCACTCCACCAACATTCTCGCATACCTACTCACTTACAACTGGCCCAGAAAATAATAAACACGGATCATGGTTTGGGTTTGTTATAAAAATCATTGGCCCTCAAGAAGACTCTGAGGTAGCCAATCAAGCTATTGGTATGTACGAATCAGCAACATCATACTTAGCCGAAAAGAAAGCTTTACCAGTCAGTGAGGACTGAACTCATAGTTGAATAAGGAAAAGGGGGTCAGGTAAAACTGGCCCCCTTATTCTCATAATGGATAACTTTCACCTTTTCCTAGCAGAAGTTTTTGCTGGATACCAAGATGGCTATGGAGTCTCTATTGTCAATGATGATCATATTAAAGGAACTAAAAGAAGTGCAAAATCATTCTGGAAGCATGAAAAGCTAACAGATAAAATATGGCAAGAACATACTGATGGTAAAACATCTATCGGAGTATCACCACTTGGCGATAAATCAAAGATAAAATGGGGTGCTATTGATATTGATGAATATACTATTCAGTTAGTTGATCTAATTGATAAGATAGAATCAAATAATCTGCCAATAGTACTTTTTAGATCAAAATCAGGTGGAGCACACTTATTTGTATTCTTTACAGAACCAATAGAAGCTAAAATAGCACGGGAAGCCATGTCAAATATGGCAACAATTATGGGCTTCCCTGGAGTAGAAATATTCCCAAAGCAAGATAAAAGAAATGAAAAGCTACCCTATGGTAACTGGATCAATATACCATACTTTAATGCAGAAGAAACAGACAGATATGCAATAGATAAAAACGGTAACGCAGTATTAGCAGAGCATTTTAAGGATCACTTATTTGAAAAAAGAATAGGTAAACAAGCTGTTGAGTACTTTGCTAACCTAAAAGTCGATATTAATGCACCAAAAGAAGAAAATGAACCACTCAAAGGTGGACCACCATGCCTTAATAAGCTCATTGTCGAAGGCTTCCCACCTAACACACGAAACAACTCACTCTTTAATTTTGGCGTCTATGCCAAGAAAGCAGCACCACAACGATGGAAAGAGTATATTACCAAATTTAATGAAGAATACATATCACCAAGCTTAGAAACTAAAGAAGTAAACAATATAATAAGGTCTCTCGATGTTAATGACTACAATTATAAATGTAATGATGTACCAATAGTCAATGTATGTAACAAAGCAAGATGTATGTCTTGCCAGTTTGGGATAAGGGCTACCGATGAAATGCCAGCGTTCGGCAGACTTCAAAAAACCTTATCCGATCCCCCGCTATGGAGCGTATCTATAGTAGATGGCGGAGAAGTTGAATTAACTACTGAGGAATTGCAATCACCAAGATTATTTCAAAAAAAAGCATTAGAAGCCTTTAATATTATTACACCAATCCCCAAGCCAGAGGAATGGAGAATGATAATAAAAGGACTTCTTGATAACCTAAAAATCGTAGAAATACCAGATGACACAAACCCAAAAGACATGGTCATTATTCATTTGTGGGAATTTCTTGAGGGTCGTGTTCAAGCTAAAGAAAGAAAGGAATTACTGGCAGGTAAACCTTGGGAAAATGACAAAAAACATCATTTTTCTATGAAATCTTTCAAAAGATACTTGACTCAAGTGAAATTTAACGCATTACCTGATAACAAGATCACAACCATTGTGAAAAATATTAAAGGATTACAGCACAGATTTATGAACATTCAGGGGAAGGGAATGAACCTCTGGGTGTTACCAGTAAGAGAAACCCAAAACGAAAATACAGAAAATGAGTGAAGATAACACTAATGTACGTAACGAAAACGCAGTAGATCCTTTTGAGGCTCTACAAAAAGCTGAAGCTGCTGCCGAACACAAGGTAACACGCAACTTCGGAGGTGTGCCTAGCCCACTACCTAAGTATAAAGATGTAATTACTACACTCCGTGAAAAGGGATTTACCTTTGAAATGGTAAGCGAGTTCCTTAAAGCGGAATGTAAGATTGATCACGGTGCTGGCCCACAAACCATTCGTAATTACCTTGTAGAAGAAGGTCTTTATGAACCACCTAAGCGTAATGTAGCCAAGAAAGACGAAGAACAAGAAACACAATACGCCTAAATGAACCCTGATAAGACCGAAATTATTCTCGGCCCTCCAGGAACAGGTAAAACCACTAAACTTCTAGAAATACTGGAGAGGTCGCTAAAATCATTTAGGTCAGAAACTATCAGCTTCATATCATTCACACGGAAGGCAGCCAATGAGGCTGCCTTTCGTGCGTGTGAGGCACTTAATAAAGAACGGGACGAGTTCCCGCTTTTTCGTACTATGCACAGCATAGCTTACGAATACTTAAGTATCAATAGAAGTAATATAGTAATACCAAGTGATTATTTTACAATAGCCAAGAAAGCAGGAACATTTATCAACTTTAGTAAAGGAGATAAGTTTAACAATCCAGAAGGATTAGCAGCAGGTAATAAAATACTGTCTATCATATCATATGCTAAAAACAACGAAGTAGAGCTAAAAGAAGCATGGGAAATACTAGGCGGAATTAACTGGATAGAAGTAGAAAACTTCAACAAAATATACACAACCTACAAAAAGGAGAAAAATAAGTTAGACTTTGACGACATCATCCATAAATATGCCTCCGAAGGTATAGTGCCTAATATCAATGTATTATTCATTGACGAAGCACAAGACTTAAGCAAAGCTCAATGGAAGATGGCTGAAAGACTATCTAAGAAAACTCATGTCAACTACGTTGCAGGAGATGATGACCAATCTATCTACCAATGGGCAGGTGCGTGTACGGAGTCTTTTATTAATCTTGAAGGTAAACCGACCACCTTATCATATTCTTACAGGATACCCAAGTCCGTACACAGCCTTGCTATTTCCATTACTAAAAAGATTAAAAATAGAAGAGATAAACATTATAAGCCATGTGCTGACCGAGACGGAATGGTTATATTTCTACAAGATATATTCCAAATACCTTTTTGTGATAAAGAGAGTTGGCTACTTCTGGGAAGAAACAACTCTCAATTAGTGTATTATGAAAAATTATGTGAAGAATATGGATTACCATTCGTTAGCGTTAATCCTGATGAAGCACTTAATAAAATAATAACCGCTGTCACCACTTGGAAAGAATTAAGGGCGGGAGGCCATGTTCTAGCCAAGAGAGCCAAAATCTGCTACGAATATATGCGTCCAGTCGAAAGAGTTGCTCTAGGCGGTAAAAAGAAGCTCCAATCGCTTAATGATTCGATGAATCTGTGCATGAATGACCTCAGGAATCAATATGGCTGCGTTTGCAGTGATTATGATTGGGATTATGCACTAGATAAACTGGATGATAAAGGTAGAGCATACCTTAAGGCTATTGAATCACATCCTGACTTCTATGAACCTAAAATAACAATATCAACTATTCATGGTGCTAAAGGTGGAGAAGCTGACAATGTAGTACTAGCCACCGACATGGGCCAACTAACCTACCGATCATATACCGAAGAAGACCAAGACGCTGAACATAGAGTCTGGTACGTTGGTGTAACAAGAACCAAAAATAAACTATATATAATACAACCACAAACAGATTATTACTATGAACTCTGAAGACACAGAACAAAAAATAGAAACAAAAAGCGAAGTCCCTAGGCAGACCTATATCCCAGGAACTATTGAAACCATTGATGAAGCAATTCAGACAATGGCAGTAATTAAAAATGATGTAAATAAAGAAATGCAATACTTCGATCAATGTTACCGAAGACTAAGTTTATTAATTATTAACTACAATAAACTTAATGCACAACTAGAAAAAATAATACACTTACAAAAACAAAATGAAAGCTGATATACCACAGCATTTAATAGATGATCTACAGGAGAGATATATATGAAAAGCATTAAAGATTGGCTAGGAGAAAACTATCCTAAAATACTATGCGAATATCAATTATTAATAAAAGATGAAAAAGAGACTAGATCTGAAAATCATTATGCAGTATATTTTCAAATGAAAAAAGAAAGAGGGGAAGAACCATTATTATATGATGACTGGATAAGAAAAGGAAGACCATTCTCATGATATTCAAAACTAAGCCATACCAACACCAGCTCGAAACTTACGAGCTAACCAAAGATAAAGAATACTTTGCTTATCTTATGGAAATGGGACTAGGTAAAACTAAAGTCACTATTGATGTTTTTAATAATCTATACTCAAAGAATGAAGTAAATGCTATACTTGTCCTTGCTCCAAAATCAGTCTATATGAACTGGTATAAAGAGTTTGAAATACACTTCAATCAAGAAGTCTATGCCATTGCACACCACTCATCAAGCCTTGGAAAAAAAGATAAAAATTCATTAAATTATGTAATAAATAGCCAAATACCAATACCTAAAGTATTACTAGTAAACACTGAATCAATAAGAAGTAAAAAAGGCTTTACAGCTTGTTATGACTTTCTTAAGCTAAATAGAGTTATGATGGTTGTAGATGAATCAACAGATATAAAAACCCATAACTCTAAACAAACAGTAGCAGCTACTAACCTCGGAACAATGGCTAAAGTAAGAAGAATACTTACTGGAACGCCTATTAGCCAAGATCCGCTTGATCTATATTCACAATTTGAGTTTCTTAAACAGGGCATAATGCAGTCAACTAACTTCTATGCCTTTAAGTACACTTACGCAAATATAGTTAAAATTGATCTAGGGCCAGGAAGACCAAGCTATGAAAAGGTTAATGGCTTTATGAACCTAGATCAATTAAAGAAAATAATAAAACCTCATTGCGTAAGAATACTAAAAAAAGATTGTCTAGATTTACCAAATAAAATATATTCAGTTAGAGAGCTAGAACTTAGTGCAGAACAAAAAGCGTACTATAATCAGCTAAAAGAGCTAGCTATAATAATGCACGAAAAAGGAGAATTAACAGTTCAATCTGCATTAGAAACTATGAATAAATTGCATCAAATCACTTGCGGACATCTTAAGCTAGACAATGGAGAAATAATCAGGTTTAAGGATAATAATAAACTAAAAGAAATAAACAGAATAACAAAGGAATTAGACAATGAATCAAAAGTTATCATCTGGTGCAACTACCAAGAAGACGTTAGAATACTCCATGAAGAAATTAAACAATCAGTCACTTATTATGGGCCAAACACAATCGAGCAAAGACAAAATGCTATCAAAGATTTCCAAGAAGGTGAAGCTAAGTACTTTATTTCAACTCAACAGTGCGGCGGTAAGGGTATTACTCTAACAGCAGCACAATACGCAATATATTACTCTAATGGATATCGACTACTCGATAGACTACAATCAGAAGACAGACATCATAGAATAGGACAAACAAAACAATGCCATTATACGGACCTAGTTATAAAAGACACCATCTGCGAACGGGTAAAGCAATCTATTCAAAAAAAAGGAAATGATGCAGAAGAATTTTTATCATCAATGAAAAGTATTAAAACAATAACAGATAAAATCGAAGAAAATCCTGCTGAACTCCTTAAAATAATATGAACAAAAAAATTGATTACCTAACTAAACCAATAGGCGAACCACAAGAGCGTCACGATACGCACGTTAAAAAATCAAGAGTAGAAAAATATGACAGAAAAAACCTGTATGTATCTAAATGCGGAATGTACAAGTTTAATAGCTTATCACAATTAGTCAATTACGGATGGAAATACTTTTGGTCAAATAGACCACAAGATCCGCCATCAGACATACTGCAAACCAATGTAATGAATATTAGCGACCCAGATGAAAACCATTATTAATCAAAAGGATTAATGCTCTCATCTGCTTGCAACCATACCCCTGAACCAAGCTTTTCTAAAGCATTATCACGGCCCTCTATCCACTCTCCATCATCAAAAAGTGAAATAGAAGGCTGAAAAACAAAACGGTCAAAAGCAGCCCTACCTAAAAAATGGCTTTCAAATGGCATAAATGCTCTACCAGCCTGAATAGTCTTAGAACCTAACGTCCCTGGACTCTCAGCATCAAGGATATTAAATACCTTATCTGCCTTAGCCTTAGGCACTCCTAAATGATAGTTAGCTATCCTATTAAAAAAAGGCTCATCGCTATCCCATTCGCCAGATAACATGGAAGTGTAAATTCCACCAAACCCTGAGCCAGCAATAGCACCCCAAGCAGCAGACTTGCCCCACAAGCGAGGCTCTCTATTACTAAGCATATCTTTAATAAGATTAAGTAAATATGCAAGCATTACCATATAGCCCATAAAGTAAGCTGTACGTAATTGACTCTGAGGATTGCCACTAATTAAGTCGGCCATATTTTTACCAAAGTGCTTCTTAATAAAAGCCATAGGATATTGATGATAGAGAGCCATATTACTAAGAATCGCTCTCTGCCAAGTACCTGACTGAAAACCAAGAGTAGTAAGAGTACGCTCTAAATAACCAGGCATAAGAACACCCTTATTCATTTCAGTATTAAGCATCTTCTGATATTTCGTATCTACCTCATCAGCAAGCTGCTTGTACAATGAATCAGTGACCTCTGTGTAGCCCTTACTTATTGCGAGAACCTTTAAGGCTTCAGGATTAACATCTTCAATTCTTGAAATAATATCAAAGTCTTCAGAAAAGCCTTCTTCGCCCCAATTTATTTTCTTGGAGTTAGACCTAATAACATCCCATTCATATTGATTAATACCATATTCTGCGAATGTATCACGAGTACCTTGAGGCAATGAATCAAAATCCATATCCTTAGCACTACCAATACCAGTCATAAAAATCGAAGTAAAAACAGTCCTACCAAGATCCATAACATGATTCATACCAGTAACATCAAATACGAACTTATTCCAAGTCCTCATCTTATTCATATTTGATCCAGAAGATCCAGTAGCCCTAAGCATATTAGTAAGAGTCAACGCAGCAGTAACACCAATCCGCTTAATCTCATGCTTACGCTCAGGATGTTTTTTTATAGAATCAATAATAGTACTCCATACTGGCTTATGGATGAGATCTCCAATGGAATCATCTAGCGTCTTGCGAATTGTTCCAAAGTCACTAAGAGAAGTAACAGCTGCCATGCCGATAGTTGACGGAATAAAAACACCGAACTTCATAAAGTCTTCAATAGCTGTTATTGTATTATTGGCAGAAAGGTCATTAAGACCAAGTGCCTCACGAGCAAAATCCTCAGGGCCACGCTTAGCGACATTATAAAAGAACCAGTGATAAGGATAGAGCCAGTCCTTGTGCTTACCAAAGTCTTCCTTAACCTTAGGAAATATGTCACTAAAGAAATCCATAGCCTGCTCCATAGGAGAGTTAAACTCAGAGGACTTGCCAGTATGAATCTCGATGGCTAAGTTATTAGCAAGTGTACGCCTATCCTCGATAAAGCCAAGGTTAGGATCATAAGAGCCAAACTCTTCCATAACCTTCATACGATCCATTGGCGTGTTATAGAAGATAGTAGTCTGTAGCTCTGAGCGGTTAGAGCGATAGAAGTCACCACTGCCAACATCACCATCTTCCTTATTAGGCTTCAAGTAACCAGATCTATCAAGAGTCATATCGTGAACCTTGTCGTAATGATTAGAGAAGAATAAATATTCAGCAAACTTAGCAAGCGTTAGACCTCCTTTATCCTTGTAATATCTTTCTAAATTTGGATCATGACGAAAGTTAGCTTCTGCTAACTTCTCAGGAACAATTTCGTCATGGGGTATAATAACAGTCTGTTCACCATTCTTATATCTCTCAATAAAAGCTGCTCGATCATTACCAAAAATTCTCTCTCTATTAAGATACATCTGAAGGCCAAGCCACTTAATTGCATAAATAGAGCTATTGTAAGCAGAAGTATTAGAATTATATTCCCACTGGTAGCCATCTGAGTAATAAGTATCCATCTCAAATGTCTTAGCATGATTGATGTCAACCTCATTCAGCATATAGTCAATAAAGTCCTTACGACCATCATCAACTGTCTGCATCTTGTTGTTTAACCTATTAAGCAGCTCACTCTCTTTCCTGCGAAAAAAGATGTCTTTTATATTGCCAAGGTCAGACTTAATGGAATCACCTATCGAGTGATCAGAAATAAGCTCAGCATTCTTACTCTTGCCGCCATTTTGCATGAAGATAGCATTCCAAAGCATAGGCACACCACGCATGGTATTGACCTTGATCTCACCTAATATACTATTATACTCATTGATCTTCTTGAGATTAGCATTGTACAAAATCTTGCCGATAGCAACAGCATTCTTATCAAGATAGACATCTTGATCACGCCACTTAAAGGTATGGTCAGCACCAAGTGTTTCACCTTGTTCAAGCAGCATGTTTGCCATATTGTATTTGGACTGAAATTCCCTATCGGCCTTCATGTAAAGCTCAGTAAGACCAGCCTTATCAAGCTCACCATAGAAATCACCAAGGAATTTATGGATATAAGTGTCTCTAGTATTCTCTATAGATTCTAGGGTCTTATGAAAAGCTACCTCATGGTTACCATCGTTGTCCCTAATCAGCTTATCAAAGTCGTTGTACTTCTTGATCCTGTGAAGCAATGATCTAAGCTCGGTAAAGTAACCAGATGGCGTTTCAAGTTTATTATGCTGTTCTGGGGTAAGAACATTAATATAACGCTTATCTGTTTGACCTTCAGCACCCTTATTATTTCTCCAGTAATTAAGAGCCTCTATTTGTTTTATTATATCTTTAATTTTACCCCTAAAGACTTGAGGTATGAGAACGTCATCGTAATGTGCGTTAATAGTACGACCAACCTCGACCTCCTTCTCGTTCATGCCTTGGAGCTTATTATAAACCCAATTCATGATCTGATTTTCAGCAAACTTATGACCTCGGTTCTTGGCGAAAACCATAGCAATAAACTCCTGGGCAATATTCATTCGGCTTAATAGCCCTTCAATATCATCCATGCCGTCAAACCTATCACGAAAGTCAGAAGGAACCTTGTCCTTAAAATTAGACCAATCATAATAATCAAAGAGTTCCTTATAAGATTCTGGGTCAAGTCTCTTTAGATCATTAAGAAGAGCCTCAAAAGCATGTTTTCTCTTTTCAGCAGTAAACTCACCAATACTATCCCTAATCCTGTACTCAACCATAGCGTGAGTCACCTCTTCTCTTATAGCCAGGGCAACAGTATTGCTGCTCTGACTATCAATGAAGCTTCGACTGATCTTAATGCTATTATCTGATGGGGAGTATATGGCAGACTTAAGAGAGTCATCAAAAACGAGCTTAACACCCATAGACTTGATCAGGGTCATTAAGCCCTGCATGACATCATTGAACTTATTCTTAGTCGCTGGATCAGGCTTAGGCTCGTCACCCTTGCCTCCGACTTCTTCATTGACCTTAGCTAAGATAGCATCAATAGGCCCACCATCATCGAAAGTAAAGATTGGAGTTCTTAGCCACTTGATACCTAGCTCGTCTTCTAGTTCGCCACGAAGAACAGCGACATCGTTATGCAGTTGGTCAAGGTGAGTATCAAGATTTACATAACCAAGGCGATTATCGGATTGAACATTAGGCCTAGTCAATAGTGGATCAGCAGAGTTATCATAAGCCTCCATAAATGAAGTATTGATCTTATCTCCATTATTAAACATAACATTCTCATTATCAATATGAGAGATATCCCTATGATTGCCTGTAAGTTGATTCTCTGTATTAGTAAGAATCTTTTCCTCGCCTTCAACCTTCATAGAGCCAAACTCAGACTCAAGCACATTAGCAATATGTCTATGCATATCATCAAAGTTCTGCTGCGGAGTGCGATCCTTAAGATTTTCATACTCTATACCCTTACCAAAGATAGCTTTAGAGCTACCAGCCTGAATACCTATAGCATCAGGGTTAATTTCTTGACTCTGCTTAGCCCAAGCAAGTATATCCTGCATATACTTAGCAGCAGCATTAATGTTAAGCTGTTTGCCTACCTCTGGAGATTTAAGCAGACTAGAATCACCTGCCATGTAAGGCTTGCTTACATTATTGCGGCTAAGGATGTCATGCAATCTACCCCTACCTGACACATGATCACCAGGAAGAATAAAAAGATTATGACCTTCCTCAAAACCAGCAGCAAGAGCTGCCTTCTTAGCGGCTTCACCCTCGAAAGATAAGCCTTTATTATCTGTTTTACTAAAGATAATAACAGAGTCAGCTTGACGCATATTAAGTGAATGCTGACCGACCCTATCCCAGAAAGCTGTCTGACCGCTTGTACGCTCCTTGTTCAATTCAGCCAGCCCAGACTTCGCATGACCAGTCAAAGCCGCTCCACCTTCCTTAATTTTGCCGTCCTGAACGGGCGATAACTTCAATATTCGAGTCCTTGCCCGATATGGGAACCGTTTCTTCAAGTCTTCGCCAGTTATACCGAGCTTTTCGGCCCAAGAATCAACAACCTTAGGGTTCCATTGATACCTAACGCTTATTGAGCCGTTATCATGCTGCTCATATAAGAAGCCCTGGGGCTTGTCGCCACCTTCAGGATTATCAAGACGTGATTGTGCTGCCTCAAGATTAAGATGTTCAACAGTCTCTAAGAACTTATCAGGATCAATAATAGGCTTGAGGTTTACAGCATCAATCAAATCCTCGATAAGCTTCATAGTCTGACCAACTTCATGCTCATTAATGTTATCAGCAATATTCTGAAGGAAACTTGCAACCTGTTTAGGCGTATTTATGTCATCCTTAAGAAACTGACGAATAACGCCCTGAACTCCCTCAAAGTATCTTGATCTATGATACTTATCCTTCTTATCGCCAAGGTGATCAATAAGCGTATCAAGTTGACCTTTCATATTAGTCATGCGGTCAAGCGGAGCAAGTTCGGCCTGTATCTTGGCGGCAGCATCCTTAGAGGTAGCACTAATACGAACAGGAACCTTAAGGCTATTCCAGTAAAGATCCTTACCATCTTTGGTATTCATACCAAAGAGATGGCGAATATAAGCCTCATATTGAGCAAACTTATCACTAGCCAGTTTTTGCTGACGGATAAGACGCTCTAACTCTGAGCGTCTGGCGATTGTGTCAAGGGAATCTGAAGGATCTTTAACGGGCTTTTCACCAGCAGCTATCCTTCTTAATCTGTTACGATTCTTAGCCTGTTGTCGTCTCTTAAGCTCCTTTAATCTTCTGGGCTTATCCATCTTCTCAAGTTCAAGAAGCTCAGCAATCTCCTTATTGGCAGCATCAGTAACCCTAAGAAGCTCAGCCTCAACTAGCATCCTATGTTTCTTAAGATCATTAGAATCAGGATGAATACCGCTATCAAGCATCTCACGAAGAGTTGGCATGCCTTCTATTCTGTAGTCGGCTATTGCTTTAGGCACATAACCAACCTCTATGCCTTTCTCAATAAGATCTGGTGCTTCTTTCTGAGTGCCATCATAAAAATCCTTAGTACGCTTAGAGTCATACTCAGTACGCTTAGGGTCATACTTACGCTCGTAAGCGAAATCATCCCTTTGTTCATAAGGAGACTTAGGGGAATTAGAGTGTGCGACATTAACATCCCTGCCGAAATTATCGTAGATATGAATACCACTATCGAGAGATTCAACTTCCTCGATCTTAAAAACTCCGTGATCACTACTGGTCTGATCAATTAAGAGACCAAGTTCATTGCGAACCTGTTCAGTCTTCTGGTTAGAGAGAACAATAATATCACCAGCTTTTAGGCCACGGCCATCGACCCCTGGAAGCGAACCACTACGCTCAATGATATGCTCATATTTACCAGCCTTAAGATCAGCGATATTATGAGAAGGGAAATTCCTAAACTGTCCGTTATTGTCTAGCTGTATATGCCTGAAACCAGTAGTAGCAACTACACGATCAATACCAGCAGGAATGCCCTGTCTATTGGCTTTTAAGGCTTGACCCCCAATGCTGTTCCTAGCAAAATTAGAAAGATTGAAATTATCAGCAAGGAGTATAGTAGAAATATTATAGGGTTTTTCATGGTATATATTAGGGCCATTATGAATGATACCCTTATCTTGCTTAAATTTGCCACTAAACACATCACTAGCCAACTGAGTGATCTGAGCATCATCAAGGCCAAGGCTATAAAAATAACGCATAGCCTCTGGAGTAAGCTTAAAGGTAAAGAAATTATCAGGCAGCTTAGTTACTACATTAGCTCCCCAATTCTGACCAGTAGGATCAGTGCCAAGATTATAGATACCATTATTAATTTGTGCATCACGAAAAAGAATAGGCTGACCAAGAGCATTAAATAAAAAAGGAGAACCATCAGGGCCATAGGTTCCAAGTGTATCTGTATAAACCCTATACTCTGGCGGAAATGGATTGTACTTAGTATAGCGACCATCCTCGACCTGCGTGCGTCCACTAAGAACAGACTCAGAGATAATAGAGAGAGCAATATCATGAACTGCCTGCTGCTGATCTGCGTCAAGCTTTGATTCCTTGCCAAAGAGTGGCTTAGAATCTGGGCCAATGTCACCACGAGCAATAAGATCTACTGCATAAGAATAGGCAGCTGGATAAAAATTCTTAAAATCATCAAGAGAATAACCAGAATCAATAGTAAGCTTAAGTTGCTTGCTGATGGTGTCAGTCAAAGCGTAAGTAAGCATCTTGGTCTTTTTCTCATCAAGAAAAGACTTGGCCTTAATAAGATCAGCTTCGGCTGGATTAGCAGCCATACGCTCAAGTTCAGCTTGCATCTTCTGCATACGCTCCTCTGGAGCAAGAATAGTAAAGTCTTCAGCTGCTGCCTTAAGAAGGTTAAATACAATATTATCAGGACTACCACCCTCAGTGAAAAAAGACATGAAGAATGAACGCTTCTCAGCCATACCAGCAGCATCATTATTCATATCCATTATGCCATACTCAGTGTCAATAGCTTTAAGAACATTATGGATAGTATGAAAATCTCCACCATGCTTCTTGAGCCAGTCCTTCATAATGTCGTTCACCTCACTGACTGGAACCTCATCCAGACTGCGACCCTCAGCATCTATCTGAGAGAAAAACTGATGAGTAAAACTCTCATCAAAGCGATAACGCTTAGGGCCACCAATAAACATACCGCCAGCAGTACTAGCACTCTGAGCTAAACCAGTAGCAAAGTCTGCCATATGAACAATACCACCAACATTAGAACCAAGCATACCATAAGTAATAGCATTACCTAATCTTGGTGCATAGATATTAGCCATATGCAAGCCACCACCAAACCCAACAGAAGCAACGAGTGAATAAAAAGATTCTTGACCAGTATATGGAAGGTCAAGGTAAGAGCGACCAGCGACAATAATAGGCTCACTCATAGCATAGCCAACAGCACCTAGCTTGATGCCGTCTTTAATATTAGCCATAATGGTCTGTTTCTTAGCTAGATCATCAAAATATTTATCGAAACGACTCCTGATATTCTTATTAGCCGTAGCACTAATACCCTGTCTCCTAAGAAATTCAGCAATAGCCTCTTGACCGCTTATAGTTGATTGAGCCATACCTGGAGCAGCCTTCTGCACTCCCTTTAATGCCCTAACTCGTCGCATGGCCGCACTCTCCCTAATGATAGGAATCATATTGATAGGATCACTGAGCGTACCAGTCAGTGAAGCAGCCATAAGGCCAAGGCTAGGAAGCCCAGTGATCTTTTCAGAAGAGTCAGCTAATACACGTTTATTAAAGTCACGATTACTCTGAATAGTGTAAAGGGCAGCAGCCTGACCCTCCGTCATATTCTCATCCCACTGATGATTCCTGATACCTAAGGCATCAAACTTAGAGCGAGTGATCTTGTTCTTATGGCTGGCAAAGCTCTTCTTAATGTTATGATCATTAAGGCCTTGCATAAGCAAGCCAATAGAATTATAACCCTCAAAAGAGTCAGTGTAAGCATGACCAAGAGCACCAACATAATCTTGGGCTAGATCAGGGTTGGTATAAGGATTCGAGTAATATTCTGGTAATGGCATTATCTTATTAAGTCGTGAGTTAGTTGTGCTAGTTCTGATGTTTTCATCTGTATCGACTGCCCTTTGATAGTTAAGACCTCAGCATTACTAAGGCCAGAGCCTTTGGTACGCATACCAAGAGTACTGGTATTAGATGCCCTATCGTGCATCCATATTAAGTTATGATTCAAGGCATTTAGATAAGCCTTATACTGTTTATTGAGAGTCTTGTATTTGTTAGGATTAGTTGTAATGCCTAATACAGACTTCAAGCGATCATGCTCAGTGATAGGAACTCCACCAACAGTAAAATTCTCAAGATCACCATAGTCTTTAGGCAACCATTCGGCTCTTGTGTACTGGAAACGCATACCCTGTACATAAGGCTTAGCTGGCTGGAAGTTCATAGATGTTTCAGCGGCATAACCAAGCTCCCTCTCAATAGCATTATCAACAACATCATTATGCTCCATACGGAAATTCCAGCGGGAAAAACGGCCACCAGTTATTAGATTAGTGGGATTCACTGCTGAGACAATCTTTTCAAAAGGTGATTGAATTAATTCAGGATTATCCTTGATATAAAGAGCAAGGGGCTTACCATTAGCATCAGCAGTAAATCTAACATTACTTTGTATTGATTGCTTGATAAGATTAGCGGCTTCTTTGCCATTGCCTTCCTGAGCGATAAGGAAGTCCCTTAATTGATCCCATGCCTTTACATTAGCCTTATTAACTCCAGTACGCTCACCTGCCCACTGGTCGTAGTATTCTAACGCTGCATGAATCTCTGGACCATAATCACCAAGTTCATTATCGAAGACCTCTCGCTCATCATCAGTTACCTCAGATGAACGAGTTCCTTTAATGCCTTCGTGTAGCATGGAAACCATATTATCACCAACCATGCGAGCTAAAGCAATGCTACCATATTTAATTAATTCCTTATCATCATCTTCTTTACTGGCTTGATCATTTACAGAGGTCCAAAACATATGCTGACCATAGTGACCAATCTTCTCGTAGTAAGAACGAACTTCATTAAGTTGCTTAAAGCTTCTAGCAGAAGCAACTGCTGACCTAGCAGAGCGATGAGGGATAGAGCTAATAGGATAGCCTTTATAGATTCTATTAAGCTTACGAGTGTGCCTAGTGTACTCCATTAAAGGCTCATTAAGTGCAGAGTAATCTGGCTCTTCGCCGCTATTAAGTGCAAGAGTTATATCATTGTTGACAGAATCAAGTTTATCTGTAATCTCTTTAAGCTTATTGGCATCAGCCTCCTTAGTAAGATTCCTAGCTCTACCAGCCTCAGTGGTGGGATCAAACTCTTTAGTAAGTAACCACTGTCCATAAGTGCCAGGAGGATCACCAAAATATTCAGACTTAGCCCTGTTTATTATATTGATCATCCTGTTAGCAAACCTATCCATATTATCCTGAGCAACAATGAAAGCTAACTCTGGATTGTCTGATCTCTTACTAAGATTAATACTAAGCTCACTGGTTATATGCTGAAGAACATCTTCATTCCAGTTTCCAGTGTAAGCATCTTTCCAGTTGGCGGAAACCCATAACTCACCATCGGTTAAAGAGCTGCCTTTAGGTCTGGTAACATGAAACCATGAATAGTCATCCTTAAAGAGTGCGGGAATACCGCCAGTGGATAAGGATTCGAAGGTATCAAGGATAGCAGTATTAGTTGCTACCTCATTGAACTCTCTAAGATCACGGTCAGTTTTCTCAGTACCCTCATAAGCAACCTTGGCCTTATCATAAACAGCATTGTGAGCAAATCTAGTATTATCTGACCAATCTGTATTAGCCCTTGAATTAGTAGCAGTAGCAATAAGCTTATTGGAGTCAATAGATAGTTGAGATAATTCCTTGGAATTAAATTCACTAAGCTTAGTTGCGTCCTTCTCAAGACCTAGTAGGGATCGAAAGTCAGGGTTGTGCCTAACTAAAGTATTTATTAATGACTCATCAAGGTTCTGGGCATAATACTGACCCATTGTGGATTTGCCAGCAGGAATCAGTGAGGTATTCTTAACAAATCTACCAACAACAGCAGCTACCTTAGCATCAACTATAGATCTCTCATTAGGAGATATGTCGGACACATTGGAGATATGATCATTTATCAAATCCTGAATCTCATCGAAAGTTGCCTTAACATTAGCAGGTGTAGTATCATTTAGTGAAAGATCATTAATGCTATAAACAATATCACTAAGCATATCTTCACGAATAGTAGCAACAGCCTTCTGCTCGAATTGGTCAAGACGTTCACGTTGCTCGGCCTTAGGTAAGAACTCAGCAGAGTCTTCAATCTTTGTAATAGCTTTAGAAAGAAAAGAAGGATTGGCTCTAATCTCGTCTAATTGATCCTGCTCAAGCTGCTCAAGTGTATTATTAGCCTCACCCTTAATATACGCTTCCTCCCTTGCCGATATGGCATTAATAAAGCCAGAGCTAGCAAAGAAGCCAGTCATCTCTTGCTCAAGCTCATCTACTAGCTTATTACGCATATGAGCATAACGCCTGTTGACTTGTTCGAAGGGGCTGGCCTCACCAGCATCTTCATCAATAAGACCAGAAAAATCAGTGGCATCTCCTTGTCTGGTTCGCTCAATATTACCCAGGTAGCTATTAAGAATCTCTCTAGCACCAGTAAGCATATCCTCACTTTGATTAGCAGGATCATCAATATAAGCAACAAGCTCCTTCTTGAAGTTACTAACCATAAGGTTCTTAGCAACCTTACCTTGATTGTACTTCTGTGTTGCCCTAGTATCCTCAAGATGAGCAGCCTTCTCCATCTCACCCTTAGTAATCTTAGCACCAAGGTTCCTCATCGACTGGCCAGCATTAGCAATACCAGCACCATTAAAAAGTTGACTAAAGTTTACAGCAGGAGCCGAACCAAATGATGGTGCTGCCCCTAAGCTTTGGTTATTCTGGTATAAAGGTATTGAACTCATGGTTTTGGATAAAAGATACTTGCTACATTAAGGGCAGTACTAAAAAGGTTAAGGCCAGTGGATGTCTTAGATGACTGTTGAGCGTACTTAATAGACTTAGCTGCATTATGTTCTAACTGTTCAGCTTGCATACGCAAAGCCATAGATCGAGTCTTGCCGACCATTCTTTTCATGCCTCTGGCTCTTTGCAAGCTTTTTCTGGATGATCGACGGATGGCATCGGCACTCGCCCCGCCAGCTAGCCCCCTGCCAGCGAAAGAGGCATCCTGTTTGCTCATTGCCTGCGAAATTGTCCTAGCAAATTCCTGATCCTCAAGATAAGTAAACATATCCTGATAACTAGCACTAAGACGATTATTGGCAGCAGTATCATACATAGACCTAGCTTGAGAATAAACAGAAGCAACACTACTACTTATCTGAGACTGCCTCCCTAAGCCATCAAGGATAGTGCCACCTATTTCTAGACCTCTACCAAAAGTCCATGCTGAAAATTTCTTCTTATCACCACTCATTTCTTAATATCTAACTCCGTTCCTATTGATAGAAGGTTAAGCCTGTTGGCAGAGAATGAAACTATACTGAACTGTTGACGCTCATCATTGCCGAAATCAAGATCAGCTTCCACTATACCTGTAAACTGATAATTGTCAGAATTATGCTCATACATACTCTCTGATACAATGCTAAATGGGCCAGTGTCTTCAACAAGAAGATCAACTTTATTAAGCCTTCTAACTCTACCAATACTGCCGCCACCCTGTTCGATTGAGCCGATAAACTCAAGTGGGAGAGGAGTAATGACACAAGGAAAGGTGAAGCCAAGGGAATGGCCAGTAATTATGCTACCCTCATTATGGGAATACTGAGCACCACCGCCACGTATCTTTACATAAGAGTCATAATTACTACCATACAAAGAGTTCCTCATAGCATGAAGATCATCAAGGATAATTAGCAATTCATCGGATTGAGAGACAAAAGCATTATCGGTTGTAGATGGCCTATTACTAACACTGGGAGCTTTTACAGCAAAAATAGAAGAGGATATGCCCTCAAGGGAGGCATAAGCACCTTCTGCTGCTATTGCCTGAAATATTGTACTAAGGTGAGAATTAAATCCAGATGTGCTCGTCTCAAGATCAGTTATATCAAGGAAGACTAAAGCAGGGTTAGCTTGATAAGGCATAGCAAAGCTGCCATCAATCCTATCTTCCATCTTTATGTGAAAGTCTAAATGATTTTTATTATTAGCAGTATTGCTTTCGTAATATGAGTCAGATAAATCAGTAGAATAAGGCTCAAGGATCTCTAAGCATAGGAAATCAGAATCAGAAGGAGTTAGAATATCTGAACTATGATCATCATCCGTAACAATCCTATATGAAGCATTGCGATAAGTTGCCATAAAGAACTTGTCAGATGACCTTCCATCATTAGCAGGAAGAGAACAAAGAGATATAACAGGTGCTCCAGTATGAACCCAGTTATTAGTAACATAGTCAGCTTCAAAAAAAACAGCAGAAGTATGCCTTTGTACGCACTGAAAATACATACCATTATGCATTACAGTATCACCCAAGAGATACTCAGTACTAGCAGCCCAAACAGTAGTCTCATAATCACCTATGCCACCAGCGGGAGTAGAGGTATAGGGCTTAAGCCCACTAATACTCCAAGGGCAAGCAGCAACAATCCTGTTCTCTTTATCATAGGTCAAAGCAATAAGACGACCACGCTTAGTCCTGAAGAGAATAAGATTATTAGGATGTGAAATGTAAGCCATATCCTGAATGGGATCAGCATTACTAAAAAGGTGTTGAGCAACGACAGATATATTAACAGATCTGTAACTGTCATTCTGAAAGGAGTAAGTAAGTTCTCTAATTGCCTTTCCTGGAGCAGCAATGAAGATAATACTGCCATCAATAGTGAGAGCAGAATTAGAGAAGCTTCCAAAATCGGTTTGCTTTCTAACATAAATATTAGTCGGAGCAAGAGTAGCAAGATCTTCTGAAGCTGCTACCTTATATTCGCCTGTTGTAGTTCCTATAATAAGATTCTGGGCAGATGACACCCATTTAATCATACCAGCACCAGTAGGCAGCCTGTATGATATAGCAGAAGTGGCTAAGACTTCGCCAAACTCATCAGTAGGGCCAAAGTTTCTGTAATCATTAGATGAACTAAGATGCCATAAATCAGGAGTAAGATTACCTCCGCCAAAAAAGACACGATCATCAATAACTTCAACGACTGAAGGGTAATTAGCCTCATCATCATCATCAGTTTCGCCAGAAGCATCATGGTAACAGCCAAACTGCCATATATTAGTAGAAAACTGTTCCTTACCATTTTTGACTACAGGAGGGGCAATGTCAAATTTAACATTAACTTCTGATGAATTATATATCTGGACCCATTTTCCTGAATCTAGATCAGTGGAAAAGACACCTGATGTGTGTACGGATTCACAATTATAATATTTACCGTCATTAATAACTCTGTCATCTACTGAATAAGATGTAGCTGCTACCCATTCAGTAGCCTCACTATCAGGAATGATTTCATATATCCTTCCCCAAGCCTTCTCGCCATTAAGCTCAACTCTAATAAACCTACCCTTGTCTCTAGTGTAGTGAAATACTTCCTTATCAGAAGTTATATTATAGGATATAACCCTATCCTTAAGGTAAAGAGACTCACCGTCAGGAAGAGATTCTATTGTTCCTTGAGTCCAATTACCTGCAGTGAGGTCATTAGCAAAAACAGAAGAACTATGAGCAACTAAGCACTTATAGTAAAAATTATTTTGATAAACCCAATCATCTACCGAATATGATACTCCTGTAGCCCAAATGGGAGCATTGTAGTCATCTATATGAACACCAGTGGGACTCTTACCTGATGTCAAGTAATGAACCTCACCAGTAACAGCAGTTACTTCAATAGCATCCATAATGACTTCAGTTTGGTTCTGAAGCATATTATAATCACCAGCAGCATCTTTAGCCTGCCAGGTTCTTACGGTATTCTCACCATCAGTATGACTTGATTTAAAAATTTTCTGACCAACATATCTATCAATCCTAAACCAAGTAGATTCTATCTCACCCGACACATTTCGCTGACTATGCTTAATGTAATTACCCTCAAGCGATTTAGACCATATTGCCGTATCGCTAAAAAGCATAGTAACATTCTCAATAGAAGTGTGATCAGACTCAATAATAGCCTTATCATCTACATTGATAGCTATAGGATTATATGACTCAAGATAAAGCTCGCCCTTAGCGATAGAATGAAGAGAAACAACTGAACCTAATAATATATTTGAGTTGTTTGAATACTCTACAAAATCACCAATAGCTAAATTAGTATGAGATTCAATTAATGCTGTTTTATTGCTTATTACTATTGAAACATCTGAGTTTTTCTTAAGCCTTAATGATATACTATCATTGGATTGAGAAAAATTACCACCAAGGGGAAGCTGCTTGCCTTTAGATGACTCAAGATAAGGGCCATCACTAAAGGAAAAGACTCTTGCTGTCCATTGCCTCCAATCATCAACACCAGAAACAGTATTACCTTTTAGCCCCCTAGATATAACTATAGGCTTATGATTCCTATGAGTAAGTATCAATGAACCATCATAAACAACATAATCTATTTCATTTAATTCAGAAGCAGAATAAGAGAAAGAAAAACCATCACCTATTGTTATTTCGGTATTAGCAACAAACCTAGTTGTCTCCTGAGATAGTCCCCAAGTCTGATTGCTGCCAATAGTATTACCATCGGTAAGGCTCCAGCCAGTAGTCGGAAAGTCTAAATCACTACCATCAAGACTTGAATATGTCCATCTTATTGTAGACAGTGACCCTGATGACTCACCTGCACCCATATACCACCTAGCTGGTGTATATGGCTTCCTTGATGTAAATCTATATTTCTTTTGCCTTTCAGCAAAAACAAAAGAGCCAGGACGGCCAGGAAACTCATACCTATCACCAGTTACCCTATTAACAAGATAACCTAAAGAGGATGAACCATTAAAGAAATTAGAGCCAACATGACTAACACTAGAACTACCAAGCCTGTGATCAAAAAAGTAAGTGTTAGAATCAAGTGTAATTGTACCATTATTATTCCAATTAGGAATAGTAAGAACCTCAACTTGAATAACTCCATTGACAACCTTAACCTCATCATCATTGGTTTGATACTTAAGTAATTCAAGGTTATTATTACTGTAAATATACCCCTTTACTCCAGTTGTGGTTTTTACCAGTATAAGAACGTAAGCTTCTGTTGCTGAAAAGACAACGGGGATAGTGCGGCAACCAGTAACCTCTGAACGGCCATCTCCAAATGATAGAGCAATATCCTCATCTGTAACATTAAAAGCATGGACAGCCTTAGTACCATTACGCTTACTAAGGCTGCCCTGTGGGGTAACTACACAGTTCTCACCTCTAAGAATCCCGTTCTGGTAGCGTTCATGATCTATACGGCCAAGAAGATTGCTAGCAATCTCACCAGCAGAAAAATTAGATTGAGTTGGTTTAGTACTACTCATCGAGGGGTTCCAGTAGTATTGTAAGAAAGTCTGCGAGCGTCATAAATTGTTGGGCCATAACGATCGCTATAAAAAGCATCTACATCAAGATCATAAGTACCATCCTCTTGAGAATCAATAGTACGAGCAGTGCTTAAAGACCTCCTAAGCATAGATTCAAGCATCTGTAAATGTTCCTTATCTTGCTCAATACTCCATGATAAATGATAAGCAAGATAAAATGGAAACACCTCTGCCATAAGATCGTCAAAAGAAGAGTAATCAATATCCTCTATATAAGAAAACTCATGTTGCTGTTCACTAATATGAATATAATCACCTTCAGCTCTAAAGTCTCTTTTGTCTGCTGTATGAGCATTAAGGAAACGAACTGGTCGGGTAGACACTCCATAAGTAACAGGCTTAAGAATGCGGCAGCCGTAACCATGAACACTTCGAGAAGAGTCGTTAAGGTCATCATAACTAATAGCAGTTATTCTGCGGATGGCAGTATCCGTTTCATCCCAATCAGTGTTCCATGTCTTCTCTTCAAACAAAATAGGCGACTGGCAAGAGAAAGACTTATGCTTGTCGTTGTAATTGTAAGTAGTAGTAAGGGTATCATCCATGAATGTCCAACGCCCATTGGTATCCCTGCGAATACCATAATTAGTGCCAGTCCACTCACGATTACTAGACTCATAACCAACATCAGTAGATTGATAAGTAAGAACATCATCTTCTGTAGTTTCATCTGGATACTCTACAGTAATAGTTACAGTGTTATAAAGAGGCATACCAAATGCTCGCCTAACCGAGCAATTGAAAGGATGCCTACGCAAAAAAGCTCGCTTAAGATTAGCGATCCTTTCTTTAATAACCTTTAAAGCTTTATTCTTAGTGCCAGTAGTGTACTCAGCACTTGTGACACTCATCTGCCCCAAATGAAGCAACGCAGCATTAACAATTTCTAACTCTGTAGCCATAATAAAAATTGCTAGGGGCCGTTGGACGACCCCTAGCAGGTTGATGATTATTAACAGAACCCAACACGATTACTCGTGAAGATAAGTTAAGTTAAGTTGAAGCATTGCATCGGCAGCGAAGTCCACTGTACCAGATACACCACGAATACCAACTCCAAAAGAGCCAGGATTTACGCCACTAACGCCGTCAGGCACAGGGCAAGCATCGCTAATGTCGATAATGCCGAACTCCTGAGTCCAGTAGCCAGCAGCATAACCAGTAGCGAACGATGTTACTGCTACGTGATCAGTGTTACAACGATAGACTTCATTAGAATCAATCACGTAATCACCATTCACATAGGAATATGTATCACTAACACGTTCCCAATAGCCAGCAGCCAAGTCAGCAGCAAATGTAGAGTCAGTAGAATTATAACTCTCTACGCACTTGTAGTAAACACCGCCATCAAGAACACGCTCGCCAACTACACCAGAAGTTCCAGGGGAATAAGCACCAGGCAAATCCCATGCATAAGCACTAGGCTTAAGCTGAACGAGCTTAGGATTCCAGTAAACGTCAGTGCCTCCAGTGTCATAGCCAACTTCCAAAGGAAATTGGCGAGCCAACTGAGCAGCGACCTCTGGCATAATAGTACCACCAGTATCACCAACAGTATTATTTCCAGCAGTATTGGAATGAGGTGTAAGCTGAGGCACTAGAACCACATGCTTGTTAGTGTTAGTTGGGTCTGCTGGATTATAAGCAATAAGCTCAAAATCAGCAATATTAACACCAGTATTAACAACTGGAGAAGCCTTAAGGTTTACGCTCATAAGGCGAATACCAGGCTCTAACTCGAAGAAACCAACTACATCACCAGCACTAGCGTCAACTGCGTTCTCGACTCTTACCATAGCAGAGCAAGCACGAAGACGACCACGAAGATCACCACGATCAAATGGAGCACGAGCACCACTAGAACGAGCGTTAATTAATGCCTGTAAAGGGGCAGAATATTGAATAGCCATTTTATTTTACCTCCTTTCTATTAAGATGCGGGACCGACGCTGATCTTGCAGACCATTTCGCCCCACATACGAGATGCGTTAAAGTGACCCTTAACGTAGGGTTGCCAAGCATTACGCTTGTCGGGGCGACGATCAATACTAAGATCAACTGCCTGATTCATTGCAAGGCAAATTCCATGAGGAACCCAAGCAAAACAAGTACGGGTACTTGTAGCTTTTGTCCAAGGAAGACGCTGAGTGCGAATAAACTTAAATCCAGCAAAGGTATCAATATGCCCCTGTGCTAATGCCTTAACAGTAGCATAATCAGAGCTTGTTACCTTTTCAAGAGCAAGCATTTGGTTAATCTCACGAATAGAGAGTGCCATAATGATAGTTTGGCCATCTTCAATCTGCTCCTGCTCAAGCATCTTTTCTCTAATCTCAAGAAGGGCAGCAACAGACATGCCACTAGAAGCACTAACAGTAATACCACCATCAGCTTCAAAACTGCGTGTAGTAGAGCCATCTTTACCAGTGTAAGCAGTTCCATCCATAGCCTCAATGATAACATCATCAACCTTACGACCCAATGCGTAAACAGCATTCTGTACGTAAGAAGATGTAGGATCATTAAGAAGACGGATCTTGTCCTCCTTATCAATTAAATCAGCCCAATCGAAGTCACGAAGGCCAATACGCCTACGAGAATGAGGCGTTTCCAATAACGGTGTATCACCGTGGCGGTCTTTAATCTCGACCGCATCAACAGGTCCAATTCTGTCGTAAAACTCAAACTCACTAGACTGAGATTCCTCAGTAACATAAGGTCGCAAGCGAGAGCCTTTTTGTTGGAACTGTATCTCGATGTTGTTCTTATACGTATTGTATAAGGCAGTATCAATTTGTTGAGACATTTTTCAGTTTTTAATTAAGGTTTACTTTTTTTTTGAGCTACCCTTTCGGACCCGATGAATGCAGGGATTAGGACCAGTGAAGCTACCCTAATCTTATTGCAAAAATACCATACATAAATAAATTGTCAAGAAGCTTTTGGATAAGCTACTTGGTGAAGATTAGACCATCGTTCAACAGCAGCATTATGACCAACATTAGATCTATTGCCTAAGGCGTCCATAAAGTCCCTGTCAACCATAAGGCGTTTAATTTCAGCTTGAGCACCAGCAGCACCACCAATATCTAAGCGAGGTGCTCCACCACGACCATCATCTTCCATAAAGTTCTTACCTATATCAACAAGAACCTTGACCATGCGTGGATCGTTTCCAAGGCCAGATTCTTTAAGAAAATCACTAAACTCATCATTTCCAAACTTTCGAATAAGCTCATTAGCAATAGTAATATTAGCGTCATAATCATCGCCATAAGCATTACGAAGCTCATTTACAGCATTATTGACCTTAGTTTCATGGTTAGCAAGAGACTCACGATGCTCATTGATGCTAGTCTCGAGGATCTCTTTCATAATAGCATCACCCTGACGCTTAGAAATACCATGCTTATGTAAAAGTTCAGCAAACTTATCAGTAGAACCGTCCTCAAGAGTAAATGTCTCAGGGACATCCTCAAGAGTCTTTAGATCAGGAAGAGAATAGCCCTTATGATCTTCTGGTTTACCAAGTGATTTATAGTGATTATCCCAATCATCATCAGACCAGTTATCGCTAGGTGCTGGTATCCTATTAACACCGATGAGCTTCTGTGAATGGATATAAGACTTAGCTAAGCCGCTAATATCTTTAATATCATTAAGGGAGACATCGGTTTTAATGTCATCTGGAAGAGAATCTTTCCAGCTACCAGCATCACCGCCGCCGCCACCGTCACCGCCGTCACCGACAATATCATATAATGGAGTTCTTAATTTCATTTTGGTTTCTGTTATTTTATTTTATCAAGAAGGGATAATAGGAATAGCCTAGCACCCTCATTCAAAGAAGTATGGTGAGGATCGCCTTTAACAAAAGTAGTTTTATAATAAAAGCATCCTTTCTTCATATCTTCAAGCACCAACTTAGCATCAGGATTAGTAGAATTAAAAACACTACGATAGGCTCTATCCAATTCCTCACGTTGAGTTCTTACTTGTTCTATTTGTTCTTCTTGTGTAATCATCCTTGTAGTAAAGCTTGAGCCTGGGCCATGTCCTTAGTAGCACCAGCAGCCTCCCTAGCAGCAGCAACACCCTCTTGTGCGTTTTGCTTCTGTGCATTCTGTTCACGTATAGCTGCTATCTCTCTAGGAGGACGCATGATCTTTGGTGAAGAGTTAGAGTTCTTAGCCTGCTCCTGAACAAAAACATCAAAATCAATAGCATCAAGAACATCAGGCTTAATATCAGCAAGAGGAACAATGCCTTCAATAAAACGTCTGGTATTCATATTCTTAGCATTACGCTGTGCCTGATTAGCTGGAGACGTATAAGAAACATCAAGGCCACGGCTAAGAATAAAATCAGGTGGCGGCGGAACTAAATTATATTTAATAGCGTCAATAACAGATCGCTTCACCATAGGACCAGCCATCTCAGATTCAATACGACCAGTCATAGGAGCCATCATTCTGAGCTTCTCATCACGACGATCCATAACCTCGGTAGCGGTCATCTGGGTGGAGTTCTTCTGTTGCAAAATCCAATCAACATAGAAGCATTTAATAATATGCTCACGCTTCTGATCCTGCATCTCTAACCCAATATCAGGGCGACCACCAGTAAGAAGAGGCTCTGCTGGATCTGTACCTTCTTCACGAAAAATTAAACCACTTGGAACAGTATGTATAGGAAGAAGAAATCCTTCACTAACAAGCTGAATAGGTGGATCAACCATCTTCTCTGCTCCCTTGAGAATAACCTTTTCAGTCTTATTAATCATACGAATAGTAGGCAAACAGGTATGGGCAGGTGAACGACCGTACAACTGACCAGCAAGCTTAGTCCATCTAGTCACATAATAAGGGAACTGATCAAAACCAGACTCAAGGAACATATGCCCAAGATCAGGAGAAAACCAGGATGATTCATAAGGCATATTAGTATTACGTACACGCTCAAAATTGGAGCGACGACGAGGTTTAACGCAATGATATATATCAAAGCAATGGGAAGAATCAGTTTCATCTTTAATCTTCTTAGGGGTATTCTCAAAACCAAACTTATCAAGTATCTGGAACTTATTCATCCTGCGGACTCTAAAGACAGTATCAATAAAGCCATTAGAATCTTCCCCTATCCAACAGTCAGCGAGAGGACATGACATAAAAACCCAAGTCTTAGATACCACATCCCACTGCTGATAAATAATACCAGTACCAAACGAACCAATATCTAAGTAAGACTCATGAAGCGTTTGGTCAAGCTTAGCAAAGGCCGAGGTAAAATGAGACCAGATAACAGAAGCTGTATCCTCAAGCCACTCAAGAGTATCCCAATCGTCAATAAGCTCTCTAGGCACTCCAGCGACCTCAAGATCAAACCAACGATTAGAGGGATTAGTAATATGACTATGTAAACCAGCAGCAAACTGCTCCAACGCCCAGGGAGCAGTGCCATCATGTATATCTACAGTGTGGCTAGCAATATTGCTATTAAAATCATTAGCATTAACATGAACCAATGCACGTATATCACGCCAATCGCTCTCCCATTGAGAGCGGCGAGTCTTGCACTGATCAAGATAATTAGAAAGAGCTTTAACTTTATTATTCATGATAAGAGACCAGTAGGCTCATTACCAGAAGCAAGAAAAGATCTATGTTTCCTTGTTTTAGATGTGCCACTTCTTGGTATTGTAGTAGCCATTTGGCCAAATTTAACTGGAGCAGGTGGAGCCGAAACCTTAATAGCACTAGGGGCTAATTGGTTTAAAGCTTTCCTTTGGTTGCGAGCACTAGCATAACTAGCTACTGCGGAAACAGCAGTAGCAGTAGCAGTAGCCCTAGCAGAAGAACCAAAGAAGGTATCAGTAACCCATTCAAATAAATCGCTAAACATTATTCATTATCCTTCTGTGGAAGTTTAAGCTTAATATCAACCTCACCATTAGGGCCAGCAGTGAAAGTCATACAGCCAGTAAAGAACGAGAAAATAGCAATAAGGATTAGTGATTTCATTTAAGTTTTACAGTTTGGGTTAGATTATCAAAAAAGCATTCAGAAGGTTTCTTGTCAATATGATAAGCAAATTCTTCAATAGCAGCTTCCTTAATATGCTCTGGAATTACTGTCTTGTAGCCTGTCCTAGCACCAATCTGGACACCTAGCCAAGCAGCGAGAGCTTTACGCATCATGCGTTTATACTTCTTCCTAAACAATCTATTCCACTCTTTAATATCAAGTTCATCACGGAGGGAATCGAGTTCAGCACCAATACGCATCAACCCTTCTCTAATGAACGCATCATATAAAAATGCGTCTGCCGTAAAGCGAGAATATTTAATATTAGTATTATTAGAAGGGGTGAGTATTCCAAGACAAGCTCCATCATGCCAGTCACCAGTAAGAGGAAACTCTCTGGGCTGGACAAATAAACGAAGTGGATAAGGATTAACTGAAGGCCCATCATTAGTGAAGCCACGAAGAACTGTACCATGAGTAGTAGAAAGGTTATCTAGTAATACATTAAAATCCGAACCACAAAGTTCTTTCTTTGCAGGATTGTTATAAAACTTAAATGGTGTTTCGTAAACCTTCATTTATTAAGAAAGGCATTAAAGACTAAACCGATAGTAGGAACAGCAAGCAAACCACCTACAGCAAATAAAACCTTCCAGATAAAATCAAAACGCTGATTATTAGTAACAACATGCTGGTCAAATAGATCCTTATCGGCCTTCTTTTCAAGATCGGATTTTAATGAATTAATAGACTTTTCGATCTGCCTATCAATATGATCGTAAAGATCTTTAACTCTATTAATCTCTCGATCCTCCATAGCTTGTAATTTATGATTAATCTCTTCACGGAAATCATTCATTAATTTATAAAGATCTTTTATATCAACTTGATCGCTCATATCTTTAGAAGTGATCTTTGCAGAGCTTTACATTCATTACAGCGTGAGAACTTTGCTCGAATCAATTAATTCTAGATTATGATTTTCAGGGTCTATGAAACCTATATCCTCGTTCAGGTTTGTTCCAAGAATTACATCATCATTAGAAGAATAAGATCCCGTTGACAACGTACCAGTCGTAGAAGCACTTACTTGCCCGTTTACGTCGATTATTTGAGCGATACCGTTCAAGAACTTCGACGTAAAGTAGGCTCCAGTAAAGATGGTCTCTGATCCGTCAATCCCGCTCGCTTTCAGATACATACTACACCTATCCATAGTAAAAACGGGAAAAGGGCCGTTGTTTCCAAGGCTAGCTTGTAAAAATATACTTTGATTATTGCCAGGAGAAGTACAGGCTCCAGAAATCCAGCAAAACTTCATTGAAAAGCTTCTATGTATATAGAAAAATCTACTTGTCGCTACCATTGAACGCCTAAATCGACAATCTGTCGCTGTTATTAAATTCAGGTTATCGTTCGTGTCGTTCCAGCGTCCATTAAAAGCAAGAGTATTAAAAGTGGTATCGTAAGCTACGTTATCTACTCCGAAAACCCCCTCAGAGGTTGTGGACGAGATTTCCTGTAAAGATCTAGCAAAGTAGTTATAACCTCCTTTAATTGTTTGAGTACCAGAAATAGTGGAATCTCCAATTACAAGAATATTTCTATCAGCTCCTCCAGTATAAGTCGGAACATCTGCAAATGATCTATAAGGATCTCCTTCTGTTCCTGCTCCTCCAGTGCCTCCAATAGTTAAGTTTAAATATAATTCAGCGTCCATTTTACTTAATTAGTTAAATGTTAGGTTGTTGTTGAGTGTTAAATTGTTGTTGAGTGTTAAATTGCTGTTGAGGTTATTTTTTCCAATCTAGCCATAGCTCTAAGTTTTCCCGTAGTAGCGTCTCCTGTTTGATGATCGGTATTGACATCTATTGTAGTGTCGGTACTGAAAGAAATAGCAGTAATTCTGTGTTTCCCGTTACAGGAGGTTCCATTACTGCCAAATACTAAAATATGATCTCCTACACTAAGTTCTTGTGTTAAATCTATTCCAGATACCGTAAAACGGATAGTTCCTAAATTATTTGCTGAAGTTATGCCTAAAGTGTGATCTGTTCCATCTAAAACTCTGCCAGCACTTTTAACGCAAAGAAACTTCTTATCTTGAGTTAAATTAGAATCTAACTCATCTCCATCAGCGTCTAAAATAGAAGAAGGAGCTATGTTATTAAAACCTTCTTCCCCCACTGTCGCATATAAAGAAAATTCTGAAATATCTCCAACAAAGCTACGAACTCTAGTAGGGGTTCTATCATAAAGCTTTGCTGCAGGGGTATCCCCCTTACTTGCTAATATAATAGGAGGAGGAGAAGCTCCTGCACTTAATATTTGCATATTACGGGCTAAAGGAAAACCTGCGCCTGAATCACTATTACCTGTAATGAGGGAATAATTTTCAGATGTTCCTAAACCTAGTAAGTTATCTCCGTCTAAAGCTCCTTCAACATCGAAAGCTTCATACTTATCAATAGAGGAAAAAACAAACTGATATTTAGTTCTAGTAGCAAAATCAATTAAATAACCTTTATTACCGAAAACGGACATAAGAGAACCTGAGCCTGAAACCCGTGGACCTAATCCTTGATATTGCAAAGCTCCAGGGGGAGTGCTTGATATATCTAAGCCTTTAAGTGAAAGTTTAGATATAGAATCTCCAAATTTAGAAATGAACTCATTAGAGTCTGTAGTCCTAAATAATCCATCACTTGCAGAATCAATAGCATTTTGCCACGTATCTTCTCTGACACTTTTAAATACTGTTTCTCCGTCTGTAATATCCGATGCACTATGAGTATGGCTAACAGCAACAAGAGGAATTTCAGCAAAACTTAAAACAGTAGTTCCAACTGTAATCGGATCAGATGTAGTGAGAACATAATGATAACCATATTTATCACTATTACTATCTGTTACATACACTGTTAAACCATTAGTGACTTCAGCATCCTCATCGCAATCAGTTGCTCTTGTCCAAGATCCAGAGTCGGTGATGTAAATACCATTCTCACTGGCATCGGTTTGCTCTGTAACCAAAACCCTAGAGGCAGAGGTTAAGACACTATTTAAGGTCTGCTCTCCTGATAATGTGATATTGCCCTCACCTTCAGTGGTTGTGACTACGGGATCTTTGTGATCAATACCAGCAGTAACAGAATCCACTAGAGCTAAAATCTTCTCGGCACTAAAGACTTCATCATTAGCAGTTGAAGCGTCATTTAAAACATGCAGTCTACTATCATTGGATTGAACTACCTTACTAGCCGCAACTTCACCATCAGTAGCCTGTTGAACAATCCCTCGCTGAGAAGTGCTCGAGTTAGGGAGGTTGGCGACAGAAACCAATGCGGACCCATTAAGTTGAGCTAACTGATTAGCACCATTGACATCAGTAATCAAGCTGGCAAGGAGATTGGCTAGGGCAGAATTAATCTCGACATTACCATGAGCAGGAGTGCCGCTGGGGTCATCCGTGCCAGAAAGGTAATCAGTCGCAATTGGAGTAAAAGTAGGATATGAAGATTGCTTAGGCATTATGATTCATCAAGGATATAGCCACCATTCTCATCAAGAATAGCAGCATTAGTTTCATCAAGGATAGCGGTAGCTGGAATACCGACGCCACCACCACTAAAAAAAGAGGCAAGAGTAGTTGTAGTTAAGTTATGTAGATTAACACTCATTATCCAAAAACAAGCTGCACTGATCCACTAGAAGAATTAACAGTAATAGCGGTAAAGCGACCAAGGATCGGGGTTGTAAATCCTACGCCAGTAAGACCTGTGCAATTACCAGTAGCAGTATCAAGTACAACAGCAGTAGTACTGACAGGAATAAGGGCATTAACATGCTGCCCACCTGCTCCTGTCCAAGACTCACCCTGGTCGAGAATTATTGAGCCAAATTGCCCATCATTTGAACGAGTTCCTTGCTGATGTTCCATTTTATTTATTTATTAAAAATTATGCCATCCCGCCTGTTCCGAAGCGGGATGGCTGCCAAGAAGCAATAGAGATACAACTATCAAAAGCAGCAGGAAATTACGCAAAAATATCGTACTTGTCAATAGCTTTTGTTGGGAGTTTTTGGCGGGAATCGCCACGGCGATATTTAGTAGCACCATAAGCAACACCACCAAAGGCATCAGCACCATTACTAGCCCAATCGTGAAGAGGCTCTGCCGACCATGTTTGCAACTGCTCATCATACTTCTTACGATAAGAACGCAGGCACTGAATACCACGCTCACAGCGTGTCTTATCAATCCATACAGAAGGAAGTACATTCCTTACATCATCAATTCTATCATGCACTGACTCTACCTTAGGAACAATAGTAGGCCGTATGCCAAGATCTTTCTTAAGCGTCTCAAAGCGAGACTTACCAGTACCCATCTCCCTCACCTTAATATCATGCGGAAGATAATGTTTGCCATACCGATAATCAGCACGATGCTTATCGGTGAGCCGCTTGGCGTAGAACGGAAGACCTTCACCAGAGTTCTCATAATAATCAATAATCCTAACTTCCTTATTATGAAGCTGAAAAAACCATATAGCTGTAGAATCCCTAACACCCAAGTCCCAAGCAGTATGCACTTCAAGTAATGGCTCGTGAGGAACATTAGTAATCCTATTATCCTCAGCCATTCTGATCATTTGTGATGAATAATAAGCACCCTCAATAGGAGCCTCAAATGAACACCAATACTCCTGCTGAATAAGAGCCTCAGCCATACCAGTGTCCCTATCATCCTGAATAGCTTCTGGCTTTACAGCATGAGTATCATCAACAGTAAGTGTTTGACTGAACCACTTAGGATTATCAGCTGCCTTATCATGAAGATCCTTAGCAAAGTTATGACCCCGTGGAGTAAAAATAAATAAAGCCCAACCATCATTCTCCGATAGGATTGGTCTAATAAGATCAAAAACATGAGGATTCATCAATGACCACTCTGAGAACACTACACCAATGGGGTTTGATCCTACCAAGGAATCAGGATCATCAGCACCCACCACCTGATAAAGCGAACCATTCTTAAGCTTAATGGTCATCTCCGTAGAATTACTAGACTCAATAAGAGGATTAGGTATATGCGAAAGAAATTTACGCCCTGTCTTAGTAGCACCATTCCATACAATCTTCCTGCCCTGCTTATAGGTAGGCAGCATATGCCAATAAGTACCCACCCGCATATGCGACATAGTAGCAATAAGATTAATAGCAGCCAGATCCTTACCAGCTCTGCGATGCCACACTATGGAAGCACGTTTACCGCCATCCATAAAGTACTTCCATACAGGATACTGATAATCCCTTGGCTCCCAATCAAAAGGTAATGTTATCTTACTCATGATTTAAAGGGCAATCATGATATATAATATCATTAATCTTTGCCAAAACTTGATATGGTAACCGATAATTGTCCTGATTCCGTTGCTCCAGAACTATCATTATCTCCCGTATCTTCTTGGGCTGGCTGTTTAACCAATTCTCCGCTGCTGTCTGCTGAGATGGTAGCGGTATTATCATTTGCTGTATTTGTGACATTATCTAATGCTTCTTGTTTAGGTACGCCTGCGTGTGACAGGACAAAGTTATTAATATAAACCTCAAATTGTGCTTCCACTCCCTTATCAGGGTCGCTAACCTTCATGGCAGGAGCAAGGTATCTAAGAAACTCCTTATGGATTGAAACCCTAAGCGAAGGATCAACATCAATAGGGACTCTCATCTTCTGCTTAGGAATATCAGGATTATCAACTATTGCATAATCCTTACCCATAGCCAGATCTATTAACGACTGGACAGGATCATACTGGTTCCTCTGGAGATATACCATGAGGGCATTTCTCATATCACTAGGCTTCAGGCGTGGAGCTTCCTCGCCATCTTTAGTAATCAAAGTCTTCGCTTCCTGAGCGGCTTCCTTCAAGCCTTCTCGTAGTTTCTTTCCCATTTTCGTCCTGGATTTCGCTGGCATTTCGGAAGACTGCCACAGGGGCCGTAAAACGTCAAGAAAAAAGGGTACATTTTTTTAGTGATGGTCTTAGGCATGGTGATAATAGAGCTTTGCATTGCAAAGTATAAGTTCGGAGTTATCGGGCAGATTATGCGGGTTGGAAGCTAATGAAACACAAAAAAGATTTTGGGGCCCCCCCCCTTCATCTTTTTTGTAGCAAGCCATGACCAGTGACGCAGCTGGAGCGAGCCATCCTATACCAGCCATCCTATACCAGCCATCCTATACCAGCCATCCTATAGTAGTGCTACGCACAGTCACATTAGGATGTACCCCACAGCCCTTGGGGGCTAGTGGACTACATCCTTTTGATTAGTCACTGGAACATGCCCCACAGCCCTTGGGGGCTAGTGGACCATGTTCTTTTAGATAACCGCCCACTAGGGTGGGCTGTTAATGACCGCAGCTTACCCATAATGACTTCATTCGTGCCTCATAAACCCATTATGACTAAGCTGCTGGTCTTCATTCATTCATCGTTCTACTTTCTTTTCTTTTTTAATATCATTCATTCAAAAAAGCTAGATAATTTTTTTATTAAATCTTTCTTTCTTTACCATCCTATACCTTTTGTTAGGGGGTTATAGCGTTAGCCGTAGACAAGGGGCCGTGGGCCGTGGGCCGTGGGCGGGAGCGGCCAGCCGCAAGCGTCTGACTCGCTAATAATAGCGGTCTTTAGACTGGCTCGGGTGAGCAGTCCATTGAGACCGCTTAGCTCTTATTCATCATCATGGTGGTGGTGAAGGGAGTGATGTTTATTAACACCCAACAGAAAGTTATAAAATGATTAAGGTCAAAAGCCTCAACTTCGACACCAACAAGCTCATCGTAATAATGGACGGTAAGTTCCGTATCTTCGATATCATTAAAGATGACATCGGCGAAAATCGTGCAATCTACCTGCCATCCATGTATAAAGATGACGCGTCTCAAGACGAATTTCGTCCACGTTACTCCAAAGCCCTTGACTCTGGTGAAGGTCTCTTAAAAGAAGCAGCACCAGACAAAGATTGGCTCTGGAACGGTTACTTGAAACTCGATGGTAATTATTACCAAGTATTTATCTATGAGTCATCAACGACCATCCGTGAAGTCGATACGGATGATGATAACTTATTAACCATCGACGAGTGGTTAGAAGAAAAAGCACAATATCGTATTAGCCGTGTATAATCTCCAGTATCGTATTAGCTATGAATAATCACTGGATAGCACCCGAACACATTTCCCCATACCGTTCTTCATTGAGCGGTATGGAGGATCTCTCAGTGTTCTACGATGAGACAGATGATGGTTATCATCACATTGACGGTCTCCATGACGGTCTCCATATTAACAAGGATGGAGACTATGAAGTGGCTAATGAGTACCTAGACACGGAAAACTACCGTGCACAGTTACCAGAGTCACTTGGCATATGTCCACTCCTTGGACACCAAAAAGTGTTCTGGGAAGAGTGGGAGTATATCGACAATAAAGGTAAAAAACGGAGGTCATGGATTAAGCATGACTTCCAAGATGAGTTCGACAGAAGTCAGCAACGTCCCAATGAGTCAAAAAACTTCGAGAAACTTGACGGAGTATTACCAGACACAGGTGTACTCATTAAGGATGGCAATCGTTGGACTGTTACCGACGATGTCATGGAGCTTCCAGACTTTTGGTCTGAACCCTATGGATGGCATAATGAGCCTGAAGTAGATGGTAGTAAGCTCGTCACTCATGATTGGGATGACGTATTGGTTGATAGTCAACTATCAGCTCTTGCTTACGCTAAGAAGTGTAGGATTGACGCTGTCGATGATGAAGTCAAAGAGCAGCATGAGAAAGAGAAGATATGGACTAGGATCGACGAACGAAGAGACAGAACGCTCGAACGCATCGCCAAGCGGTACGGTCGAAAGAAAAACGTTACTCTCGTCATTCATGACCCGCTATCAAGCGATAAGCGGTCGTGGATGGCGGTCGGTGACATCAAGACCTACTCAGGTGTCATTGATGAATCAGAGTAACAACCCACAGGGAGGCCAGGCTAACGCTTGGTCTCCCTTTTTTTGTGCATTAGCCATGATTAACTACCATTCTATAACTACCATCCTATACAGGAACGCATTTATCGTGCCCGATCCTCGATGTACAGCTTTTCTATCAAAAAGCTGGGAAAGTGATGGGCCAGCAAGCTGTCTTCTACCACATGATACCATCCTGTACCTACCATCCTATACCTACCATCCTGTACGGGGAGCCATCCTCAACGGGGAGCCATCCTATACCTACCATCCTGTACGGGGAGCCATCCTATACGGGGACAAAGCGGGGTGGGGCAATGGAAACACCTTAGCCGATACACAATGACTGATACCTACCCACAGTCTCAAAAAAAAGTACCCAAATCAGCAGCCAATAGATACAAAAACACCAAACAATATTTGCACACAAAATGTACAATATTTGTACACACATGCCAAATACCAATAAAAAAGCTCTCAACATAGGCCACCAAAGGGCTACATCAATAAAGAACACTCCGAAAGGAAGTCCCTCAATCAATACCTAAGGACTTTGGATCGCAAAGTGCCGTATTATGTCCAATTTCTCCCTCCAATACATCGTTTTTGATCAATCAAACAAGAGGAAAAAGGCAAGCTTTGATCAATCAAACAGAAAAAAGACTAACAAAAAGAGCCAAAAAACTATCGAAAAATCCAATAACCTATTACTTTTTACACTGCCAATAGGTCAAACCAATAGGGCCGAGATCTTACTATTTAAGCGGCTTGAAGGCCAAATGTATTGAAAATATTGGATTATTGGCAAAAGAGGAAAAAACAATATCTGGCAACCAAAACCAAACTCTAACCCCTTCCAATAATCAATAGATCCAATACAATCCGCTTAAATCCTAAGAGAAAAACCCTATTGAAACCCCCTATTGAAATTCAATTTTCAAAAAAAACCAATAGGTCTCTGTTCCACAATAACAAAGCCATTATCTCGCTGTCGCCCAGACACAACAATAAAGGGTGAAGGGATTGATGTTTAACCCAATCAACAAATGAAAATACTTGAAAAACTATTAATAGCAACAATCATCATTATATGCACATCGTGCATATGCTTATTTATTCACCTCTTAACAACTGGCCTTGTACTATCTATCGACGCAATACTATGAAAAACGCTAAACAAGAAATTGAAGAATTAATGTTGCAAGTATCATCACTAACACAAGTAAGATGTGCAACAATCACACACTATAAGCCATACTTAAATGATGCTAAGCCCAAACCTCAGCCAAAAACCTTCAATCTGCCAATTCTCTACACAGCAAAAGAAGCAGAAGATTTTCTCGACTCGCTAGACTTCGAATATGACTCAGGATACGGCATTCAGGAAATTTATGGTACAATATGGTTCGAAGACAAAACATGGGCCACCAGAGAAGAATATGACGGCTCAGAATGGTGGGAATACCA